CCTATAAAATGTCTGCTCGGCCATTTTTATTGAATGCATTTGAGCAGGAAAGATCTGATCTTATTCCTGATATGAAATCCAGGAATAACTAATGGCAACGTCAGAATTAGATGTATGGCGTGCAATAGGCAATGAATTGCAGAATGATCCAGGGCTTATTGCATTTATTCCAGATGGCACGACAGGCAAAGCACGTGTGCGTGACATGGGCAATATCCCAACTGGTTTTCAGATGCCATACATCGAGCTTGGGGAAACAAGTTGCATTCCGCAAGATACCTTTGACAAGGATGGACAGCACGTCGTTGCAACAATTCACTTGTGGAGTGCTAAAAAAGGCAAATATGAAGTGCTTCAATTGCACAATTTAGTACATTCAGCTCTCAATAACAAAAAGCTAACATTAACAGCGAATGTATGTATTATCTGTTTATTTGACTCTGGTGAGGTAGTGGAAGATGACTCAACAGGCGTGAATTTAATGCATCATACGGGTAGATACCGTGTAGATACACAGGAGGCGTAAAATTGAGCGCAATCCACGGCAAAGGTGCAAGCGTCAAAAATGGCGCTAACACTGTCGCTGAAATTGATGAATGGTCCTTAGACCTTGATCGTGATGTGCCTGAAAAAACAGCCTTTTCAGCAGGTAGCTTACCTTGGAAAACGTTTGCAGCGGGGCTTGTAGGGGCAACTGCAAAGTTCTCAGGCCGGTTGGACATGACCGACACAAATGGTCAGTATGCTCTATTCAATAATCTGACCAGTGACACTCCATTGACGATGAGCTTGTATCTTGACGCAACGCATAACTTTGGCTTTTCTTGTCTTGTGAAGAAATTTGGAGGAAAAGCCAGCGTTAGCGATTTAGAGTCGGTTGATTGGGATATCCAGATCACTGGAGCTGTTACCTACTCATGATGAGGAGTTGAGAAGATGACAGCAACACATGGGAACAGAGCGCAATTGCTCCAAGCGATACCGCCCAATGTCGCATTTTCAAATCAGGCATTGACTGACTCTGGAGATCATCTGACGTTCAATTGTAGCGCTATTCCAACCAAGCGCTATTGGGACAGAACAGCTTCATTTGTCTTTCAGCAGTCGAGCAATGGCACGGCTTGGAATACGGTTAGCCCTAGTGTAATTCAGTATGTGGGGGGGCTTGTGACGTTTCCTAGTGCCGCTGGAGGGACCAATCAGGCAAGGATAGCATCCGGAGCATATCTCCCTGTTGCGGCTCTTGGGGACATCTTGGAGTGGGCTCCAGACATTGACCGTGACATGCATGAATCGACGTGCATGACCACAAATAATGTTCCTACCAAATGGAGGACGTACAAGCCTGGACTGCCTGGTGGAAATATCAAGGTGAGTAAATTCTTAGCAGACGATACGTATGCAGATATTATCACCTTGAGCACAGATGATCTTCTCATCCTCTCTTTGGTCATGGATGCGACTACTGGACTTCCACGCTTTGAAAGTTATGCCAAGCTTGCAAAAGACGGTATGAAAGTTTCACTCAGCGATCTTGAGATGGAAGATCTTGATTTCAAGATTGATGGTCAGTTTTATCTCGTAACAAGTTAGAAAGTACAACAGTATGCCAGAAGATTTTGAAGATTATCGAAAAATAGCGCTAGAGACGCCGCTTAAGAACAGATCCGTATGGGTAGATGCTTGGCAAAGATGGGTAACAGTTCGTGAACTAAAAGGGAAAGAGCGTGCGAATTTACTTGACCAGTGTACCGATATTGTAGGCAAAAAAGCCAAAGTAAACTCGGTCAAGCTCTATCCTATGATGATCATTTTATCGATCAGATATCCTGATCCAGCATTCCCTCCTCCAACAGATGACCCAAATTATCGCGAGTTTCCTGGGCTCAATGGCCTATCTCCTCATCCGAAAGCCGGACATCGCATTTTTGAGAATTTGCAAGATATAGCAAATCTAAATGAGGGAGGCAGTGGTGTACTTGAGCTCCTCAGTAGGCCAGCTTCCGAATTATCCGGTTTGAGGGAAGAGGATATCGAGGAAAAAAAACCTTCTTTAGAAGCAAACACAGTGGAGAGCGACGGCTATACCATCGAATAACTGAAACGATTGGCGGTATGACAGTAGAAGAGATGCTTTGCAGAATAAGTAGCTCAGAAATCACTGATTGGGCTGCCTTTTTTTCAAATAGAGATGAAGACGACGAAAAAGCACAAAAAGATGGGAAGGTTGGAAGTGGGTCCTCTGAACGGGAGGAAGAGGACTTGACATCTGCATTAATTGCAGCCATTGACCAGGACCGAATGGAAGGATAAGAGTAGATGCCGTTACTTGCTCAATTAGTTGTAGAGTACGTTGCAGATGTGTCCAAGCTCACATCAGGCGTACAAGCAGCAGCTAAAGCACAGAGCAATATGACGAATATGACCTCGAAAGCGGCGACTGAGGTTTCTGCTCTTGCCAAGAAAGCGGACGCGGCGGGTATAAGTACCTCCAAGCTTTCACAACTCCAAGCAAAAGCATCAGAGTCAGCAGCCAAGGTAGGAGTAGCAGAAGCAAAAGCAGCTGAATCGCTTCAAAAAGCAAACAGCCTCGCAAACTCGGGGGCGGCTTCAGCTGAAAAAATAGCGGTTGCCCAATCAAATGCGGCGCTGGCTGCTGAAAAAGTTAGAGTTGCTGAGAGTAACGCATCAGCATCAATGCAAAAAGTTCAATCTGAGGCCAGTAGACTCTCCTCTGCGATGGAAGATGGCGCTTCAAAGTCTGGGGGATTAAAAGGTGTCCTCACAGGTCTTATTCCCGTCGTCCAAGCGGCTGGCATTGCATTGCTCGCTGTAGGTACGGCTGCGGTCGGGCTCGGTGCAAAATCTATCCAGATGGCAGGGGACTACGACGCTTCGATCACGACGCTGCAAACAGGCGCGGGTGAGTTTGCCAATAATATGGATACCGTGAAAAATGGCATTCTTGACATGGCTCCTGCGGTTGGTACCTCAACACAGCAGCTTGTAAATGGCATGTTCATGATTGAAAGTGCTGGGTATCATGGCAAAGATGGTCTTGATGTTCTCAGAATGGCCGCTGAAGGTGCTAAGGTTGGCAACGCTGATCTGAAGGACACGGCCAATGGTGTGACAACTGTTATGGCCGACTACTCAGCTCAGAACCTTACAGCGGCCCAAGCCACAAATGGGCTCGTTGGGATGCTCAAAAATGGTAAGTCCACGATGGGCGAATTAGCATCCTCTATGAAGGACATCTTACCTATTGCCTCAACTGCCAATATCTCTTTCACTGATATAGCAGGCGCTATGGCGACAATGACAGGCAAAGGAACGCCTGCTGCCCAATCCGCTACCTATTTGCGTGGTGCTATCCTCGCTCTAAATGCTCCCTCTTCATCGGCTGCGGACGCCATGAAGGAAGTCGGTCTCTCTGCTCAGCAAATATCCACAAAGATGAAAGAGTCGCTTCCTGATGCTTTGAAGATGATCACAGATGCGGTTGGAAAGAAGTTCCCCGAGGGATCAGCGGCCTACATGGCTTCCCTGAAAAATATTGCAGGTGGTACAGAGTCACTGTCAGGCATTCTTGCCCTAACAGGCTCGAATATGAGCACATTCGCGGGTAATTCTGACAAGATCGCAAAGAGTGTCAATGGTGCTGGAAATTCCATTGATGGATGGGCAAAGACACAACAGGATTTCAATTTCAAGGTGGATCAAGGCAAGGAAGTCATTGAAGCATTAGGGGTCAAGGTAGGTGAAAAGCTGTTGCCCGCTGCTGGCAAGCTGCTTGATAAAATCACGCCTCTGGTCAAGGCATTTGGTGACTGGCTCATCAACTCTGGAGCTCTTGATGCTGTTACTAATGATCTAGGCAATGTTTTCTCTTCCCTTTCTGGACAAGTTGGAAACGTGTCCAATGCTGTTAATACCGTCATTGGATTTTTCAAGCAAGCATGGGATGCTATGCAGTCACCCGCCGTTCAGAAGGTGTTCAAGGCATTCCAAGATTTAGGCTCTTTTATTGCTACGTCATTTGCGCCCATCTGGAAAGAGCTTGTCGTGGTTTGGCAAACTGAGCTACAGCCTGCTTTAGCTCAGTTAGGGCAAGCGCTTCAACCGCTTCTGCCTGTGCTAGGCGCGGTAGCTGTTCTGATAGGAGCTGTTCTAATAGGAGCAATTACAGGATTTGCCCTTGGTCTATCAATGCTCATCCAAGGCTTGATTGGGTTTGTGAGCGGAGTAATTCAAATAGTAACGGGAATTGTGGAGGTCGTCTCTGGGATACTCTCATTTTTCATTGACTTATTTACAGGCAATTTCAGCAAACTAGGCACAGATCTACAAAATATTTGGAACGGGATTTTAAATATTGGTCATGGATTTGGAGAGGCTATGGTTGGCCTTTTCGTGGGGGTATTTGGCACTATAGGCGGCTTTGTTTGGGGGTTTATTAGCGGTATCATCGGATTTTTCCAGCATCTCTATGACGTTCTGGTCGGACACTCCATTATTCCAGATATGGTAAATGGGATCGTTTCATGGATTGCTCAACTTCCAGGGCGAGTTGGCGCTTTTGTGATGAACTTAGTCACACGTGCAATAATGTACTTCAATATGCTCTACAGTGCAGCAGTCGTCATTGTTACTCGATTAGTAAATAACGTTGTAAACTTCTTTCAGCAACTTCCAGGCCGCGTGATGGGTTTCCTTCAGTCACTTCCAGGAAGGATCACAGGCTTATGGAGCACAATCATCACAGATGCAACAAATGCAGGATCAAATATTGTGAAGGGGATAGCAGATGGGATATCAGGCGCTATTCACTTTGTGAGCGATGCTATCACGAATGTGACCTCCTGGATATCAGCTCATCTTCCTCATTCACCTGCAAAGGTTGGGCCACTCAGACATCTTCAGGAACAAGGTGCAGAGATTTCAAACCAGATAGCCAAGGGCATGGTGAACGGCATGCCCGTACTGAGTAGTGCAATCGGGAACATAACCAAGCCTATAGCCCTGAGCGTGAAAGGGGTCGGTGCAGCGAACACCAAGTCAACCCCATCGCAAGGCAAGCAAACAGTCATTATTGAGGACCATACGCATCAGCACTTCTATTTTGATGGGGATGACATGACCAATCGGGTCATGACGAAAGTGCAGAAGAAGATACAGCCGAGGGTGAAGAGATGACGACACCTCTCACCTTCACAGTTACGATAGCTGGTACTGCCTATACCGTTAAAGACGGATCATTTCAGTTTGGCCCGAAGATCGAAGAACAGTCTGAATTAGCCTTCACTGTTGTTGATGACAATAATGCTTTTTCTTTTCAAAAAGGTCAGCAAGTAGCAATGTCTGACTCTGCAACAACAATAAAATTTACAGGTAATGTTGTCTCTTCTGTGAAATATCGATTAAATGGATCTTCTACCTATTTGCATGATGTCAAGTGTGATGATTTACATAAAACAGCAGAAGAAAAAGCAACAAATAAAATTTATACAAAGCAATATTCCGGTGTGATTGTTGCAGGAATGACGAATGATGAGCTTGCTTCAGAGGGTATAACAGCAAACTATGCGATACGGGAGGACAACAGCCAATCAGACTTTAGCCAAGGTACGCTCTCGGGAACAGTAGCGACAGATAATCTAGGTGGTGATTTAGAGCTTGCTTTAGCTGGCAACGACATCACGATCCTGGAAAATAAAACATCAAATTTTAGCGCTGGTACGCTGACCAACATGACAGCAGCTAATAATGCAGTTGGCCCTAGTGCTACGTCGACTATGCGCATTCAGGCAACTCAGAGTGTGTCTGCATTATCTAATTCATATACCTATGTTCAGTTCTGGGCAGGCTCCATAGGCATTATTTCAGGTCGCTACCTCGCGTATGATATCTGGATATCTTCTTCTAGTCCGGAGCCAAGAATAGCAGTTGATTTAGTTTTTACTGATGGATCGTCGTTTCGAGATAATGCTACGTCGAATAATGGACAGTGGTTTGATGCACAAAATAAATCGCCTCATCCATCTACTGATTTATCTGGTTTAGCAGTGGACACATGGTATCATCGTCGGTTTTCTCTTGATGGCTTTACTGGAAAAACCGTAGCATACGCAATGCTTGGCATAGAAGGTGATAAATCAGGCACGTATACAGGATATATTAAAAATGTCTATGAAGTAGATGCATCAAACAATATTATCAATACATTCTTTTCTGGATCTTTAAATGTAAATCCTGTGAAACAGATGCAGAAGCAAGGATTTGGAACAACAAGTGTGACTGTTGTCTCTACCTATGACTGCTCGACTGCTCAACGCCTAACACCCGCCTACAACATCGATCCTGTTAAGATCGTGAAAGGCTCTTTCCTCAACTTTGAAACGTCGCTTCCTCTTGGATATATCTTCAATTTGAGCTATAGCATCGATGGGGGAAATAGCTTTGTTCCATGTGAGAACAATACTTCTTTGATTAGTTTACTAGCAGGATTGTCGGTTGCAAGTAAAACTATTCAATTTCTCCAAACATTTACTCAGGGATCTGGAGCGAGCCCAGAAAAGCAGCCAGCATTTGATAGTGATGGCAACCCACAACCGACACAGCCCTTGCTTACATCTATGCAATTGGTTATTCAATCTTCCTATAATGCGACAAAAACAGATGTCAACACAGAATACACAACAAATGGGCAATGGAATAGCGGAACGCACACGAATACACAAGCTTCAAATAATATTCTTATGCCATTTGGAG